TGATCTAGCAACTTTCTCGAATACGAATAAAGCATTTATTGTCGGTGGAGATAGTAATAATCCTGATACTACTGCTACATTTAGAATTTCTACGCTACCACTACCTACACCAGGACCAACTGCAAACCCAGCAGAAGGCAGAGTTGGTATTAATGTGGGTGATGGCGCATTAGATAAAAACTTTGTTGTTTCTGGCGATGCAAGAATCACTGGTGACTTTACTTTCCAAACAGATATTGATGTAAATGGTGGTGACATTAGATCTACTTCTGCAGCATTTACGGTAGCAAACCAACCAACAACAACTACATTATCTTTAGGTGGTTATTCTACGACTATAAATGTTGGTAATCTCGCAACAACTGCACAAACACTTAATATTGGAAATGTTGCTTCTGGGCAAACATTAAATATTGGCACTGGCGCTACTGGACAAACAACGTTAAATCTTCATACTTCTTCTACTGATTCGACCGTCAATATTGCTACGGTAGGAAATACAAATAACACTTATAAGTCATTTGTTACAATTGGTGGAGCATATGCTAGACCATCTGATAGTATTTTCCGCGTTAGAAACTATCAATCCATATTTGATGGTAATATGGAATTACGTGGTGATAATAATACAAATACTCTGACAGTAACTACTCAAGCTACGACAGTTAATTTATTCCCTAATGTTGCAACAACTGTAAAAATTGGTGCTAGTGCTGGTAGTGTTGAATTAGGTGGTGTTGCTGGAGAATCTGTTATTAAAAATGGATTGCGTGTTTTTGGAAAAACAACTCTTGAAGCTGATGTTGTGCAGCATGGAGGAAATAGAAATTCTTCAGTTGGTGTAAGTAGAAACGTCTTAGGAACTATTGAAATTTCAACGGTCTCTAGAAGTAGTAATATTGCTACAATCACAACGATTGATGATCATAATTTAACTACTGGCAATTCTGTTTCTGTTAAATGTAGTGTAGAATCTTTTGAAACAGTTACTGATGTAGTTATAACTGTTACTGGAAATAAAACCTTTACATATTCAAATACAGCTGCAAATTTAACAACAACAAATGCTACTGGAGTTGTTTTAAATGGTATTGGTTTAAATCAAGTATCTGGAAGTCTAGCAAATCTAAATGTTGACTATTACCAATATAATTCTCAAATAGCTCCTGGCGTCTCGTTAGCTACTGTAGTTAGTAATAAATTATTAGCTTCGGCAATCAATATTACTTTCTTCACTGGATATAAGCATTATTTCACGGAAGGTAATGCTGTTAAATTCCAGAGTGTTGGTAATTTAAGCAACGTAAATACAACGACTACATATTTTATTAAAGATAAAGATGAGCAAGGATTTACTTTATCGACATTAGGTGATCTTTCTACTACTCATACAATTGGTTTAGTTGGAACTGCTACTGATGCAGGAAATGCAGTGTTAATTCTGGCATTTACCAGTCTTGATAATCAAGGTGCTGCACTTACATCTGCTACTGCAACAGTATTAGAAGTTAATAATCCACAAGGAATTAATATTGCAGATTTCTTATTAATTGGCACGGAAATTGTAAAAACAACAAGTATTCCTTCTCCAACTAAACCATATCTTGTTAATGTGGCAAGAGGGCAAGAAGGCACTCAACCTGTAACACATGCCGATAACACACAAATTGTTAAATTAGTAAAACAAGAAAATGCTGCCTTTATTTTCCCGAATCCTGTAACAGCAACTTCAACAAGCGTTAATTTGTCTGATTTTACTGGCACCTTTGCTAATGATGATTTACTTAGATTAAATAAAGGCACTTTATCAGAAGAATATGTTAAAATTACTGCTATCAATACCGCAGATGCACAGTCACTAGTTATTACAAACGGTAATTTTGGCACTGCTTCAGTCCCATTAACACCAAAAACCACATTCTCTGTAATATCTACTACTGGCGATACTTTTGCTCTTGGCGATGTTACTATTGGTTATGATGATGGTGTTAATTCTAGCACTGCTACTGGAAGCAGTCTAACGACTACTGGTGGTGGAAATCTTAAAGTATATAACTCTATTGAATTAAGTGGAAACACTGATATAACTACTCCAGGAAAACAATATTTTGTTATTACCAATGGAAGTATTCCTAAATTCTATGTTGAATCGGCAAGTGGTAATACTAAATTGTATGATGGCGCTAATTTAAAAATATTTAAAGACTCTTTCTATACTTCTGGTAATTTTGATAAAGGACGAACAGATGCTGCTTCTAATATTGCTTTTGAAGTTCTCGGTGCTTCTGGTAATACTAAAATTGCTGGTACTCTACATGTTGGTGATGATTTTACTGTTGAGAATACCCTAGGCGGCACGGATACATTTACTGTTGATGCACAAACAGGTGATACTGTTGTAGGAAGACATTTACAAGTAAAAGGTGCATCTACTTTAACTCCTGCTGCCTCTGTAATAAGTCTTGAAGTAACAAACTTAGGTATTAATGGCGCAAAACCATATAAAATTAAACAAGATGCTTCTATTGATGCATTTGGTAAAACTAATTTCTATAATAAAAATGGTGGTAGAAAAACTATTTACATTACTAATAATAGTGGCATAGTAACAACACCTCTTATTTCCAACATAAATTATCTAGTAAAACCATCTTCTAATCTAACTTTAACCTTACCAAATAATGCTGAGACTGGAGATTTAATTAGATTTATTGATTTTGGTGGAGCTTTGAGATTTAATGTTACTCTTATTGTTAATGCTCCAGCTGGAGTTGCAATACAAGGAAATCAAGATGGTGGATTTGGTCAATTATTAGTAAATACACCAAATGCTGCCTTTGGTCTATTATTTGTTGGAGAATATGATTCGGATGGAGTTACAGCAATTCCTTCTGACAATAGAGGTTGGTGGTTAACGGAGGTTTAATGTGTCAATTACATATAATAAATTACGACATATGCAAGGTCTCCCAATAGGAACGATAGTTCCTTGGTCTGGAGCGCCAGATACTATTCCTTTGGGGTGGGATTTTTGTAATGGTGCAGTAATACAAATTACAAAATATCCGTTATTGTATAAGATAATAGGTAACGTTTATGGCGGCACAGCTGGATCTACATTTAAAATGCCAGAAATAACTGAGGATAGGGGAGTAATGGATATATATCCAGGACATTACTCTTCTTTATCTGCTTATATACCATCAAAACCATCAACTACGACAAAAAGTAGTGATCCATATTGGACTAATATTGGTGAAAATATAAATGTGTCAAATTCTACTGATGGAAGTTCTACTATAGATGTTATTGCATCATTTATTAATCCTACTAATAAACCAAAATTAGTTGCCAGTGTTAAAGAAATTGAATTTACTGCTGGAACATTTGCTACTAGTTATTCTATCAATGGTAGAAAATTGAGTGATAGACATCAAAAATATCATAATCACACAACAAGTTTTGAGGGAGATACAGATGGTAATTCCTTTCGATCTGGCGGCAGAGAATGCTCAGCCAATTCAGGCGGGAGAAACAGCACCTGTACTTTTAATAGTAAAGGCGGTGTGGCATCAAATACTTTAGGAAATAGAAATGTTCCTTCTAAGGCAGATAAAACTATTTGTAAAGGCGGGTCTGACCCCAAATCTAACGCTAGTGGAATGACTGATAATGGCAATGGTTATACTGGTGGGGATATGTATGCTGTGCAAGGCGGCGGGGTTTACAATCTTGCTTCTAGTTTATCTGCCGACGGTAGAAGTTGGTCTGATTTGTCTGCACATACGCATAATTCTCCAGACACAAAATTTAAATGTAACGTAACAGTTGTTTCTGATTATACTTTTTATGATGTCAATTCAAATTCAATTACAATTAACGCCGCACCTCCTGATGTGGCAACTATAAATATCAGTACGGCAACTGCTAATTTAAGTATGATTTTCATCATCAGAGCATATTAACATGGCAACCACTTATTCTTTTCAGAAAGGAAAATATGGAGGACCTACGGGGTCAATTTTTCCTTTTTTTAGGGATTTATCAACAAATAGTGCTTCAGATCCTCAATATAGTGAAAATATTCCAGCTGGATTTTTAAGATGTAGGGGACAAATTTTATCTGCAGATCAATTTCCACAATTAGCAGCAATTGTTGGTGTTGGTCAACAATGCCTCTATAGAAAGGAAGGCACTATATTACAAGATGCTGATGATGACGGAACAGGCGGCACTTTTCAATTACCAGATTTGGGATCTAAGTATATCAGTGCGGGTACTAACTCAGGAACATATAGTAATTTAACAGTCCCTCAAGCTACTTCAACTTCCGCTATAGTTACTAAAGCAGGGATAACCGTTGTTTTAAGTGCAACTGATGACGAGATACTTTTCACATATAGTGGAAACTTTAATCTTCCATCTCATAATTTAACTATGTCTGGTCAGTGGACCGCTACAGGACCTTCAACAACTAACTCAGTAACTGTTGATGAAGGTCAAATATTACCACACGGTCACTTTGCTACTATGGCACAATTAAGCAATGCAGCACAAGGTGACTGTAACACTGGCGGGTGGAAATATAATTCTCGTTATTGGGGAGCTTGTTACAGGAGTGCCAGTTTTGGATCTCAATGTGGACCAGTTACATTAATCCCTGTTGGCAATTCAGCAGAAGAAATCGGCGTCCTCGCAGGCACCACACATAGGCATGGAAATGCTGGAATAAAAATTAGTAGTCAAAGTAAATCTGGTAGTATGGCAGCAATAAATATCCCGTCTGCTTCTCTTTCAACTACAGTTAAATTAAATACTGGCAGCACAACAAAAATAGACGCGATATCTCCTATGTTTATATTATGTGAATATCTAATTAAATATTAAAAAATGTCTATTTCAATCAATAGTTTTACGCCTACCTCTGCTGTCTCTCCCGAAAATGGAGTAATAACTTTTTTTGTAAATGCATCTTCTAGTTTAGGACAAAGTTTAAATTATCAATGGCAAAAATCTGATGATGGTATAATCTGGCAAGATCTTCCTGGAGAAATTTATACTAATTATACGACTCCAGCTTTAACGTTAGCATATAATGGAGATTATTACAGAGTAAAAGTTTACACTATTGGCACTGGCGGTTTAAGTAGTTATACTGAATATGGTCCAGATGCCAATGGCGCGGTTGTAACAGTAACTACCGCTGTATCATTAGTTTTTGTTACTCCATTAGAACCTTCTTATAGTGTTAACGCGGGGAGTAATCTTTCTATGGTGGTAGAGTGTTCTTTAACTCCATCAAACTCAGCAACTCAAACTAACGTCAGCACAATATCATTACAATGGCAATTTAGCGATAATGGTGGTATAACTTGGTCTAACGTTCCTGCTAGTCAATATAGTAGTCTAACGGAATCCGTGATACCAGCAGGTACAACTGGAGCGTTTGTAAAAGCATCGACATTTATAAAAAGTAGTGTTACAACTGAATATAATCAAAGAAGGTATAGAGTAATTGCTACTAGTAGTTTAGCAACTTCACCTAGCACTTCTTCATCAGCGGTTGTTTTAATATCATCTTCAATAACAATAACAAAACAACCAGGAACTGGATCTGACATAACAACTTGTTTTAAATATTTACCATCGCAACCAACTACTACTGGTAAATTAAGATTATCTGTAGATGCGACTAGTTCTGCAGGATCTTTTAGTAATTTGAGTTATCAATGGTATTATGCAATTACAGACCCAAATATCATAGGTCCTATAAGTTTTTCTCCATTCAATGATGGTCGAGTTGATCAAAAATTTACTGCAATAGGAGCACAACAAAAGACTTTAAATTTGACCGAGGTAAATTGGGTGGGGTCTGATGTTAATGGTCATGGATTAAAATTTTATTGTCAGATAGAAGGCACTTCTGGAGAAACTTCAGTTTATACTGACATCGCTACTGTAATTATTGAGCAATCTGTTGTTGTTGATCAACATGTTGTTTCCAGTCTTTCTGTTGTCGAAGACATATATGGAGATATTCCCGACAGAGATGCTTATATAGAAGCAGTGCAAAATGCTACATTTCTTGTTTCTTTATTAGAATCTCCTGCTGAAACGCCCCTGGAAGGCACTGCTCAAACAAACGGATTCCCAATTACTATTCAGTGGCAAAGAAAAAATCCTGATATATCAGCTAATATATCAGGACAAGATATTACTATTAGCTCCACGCAGTCATATACAATTAGTGGCACTAGTTATCCAGTAAGGGGTGTTTTATGGGTGCCTACTGGATTATCTGCATCTAGTATTGATGTTGTTGTTTGCTATCATCCCACTATTAGTGATAGCGCAACTACAATTTTACAATCCGCTAATAATATGATGAGTATTATGAAAAATAATGTTGGTATTAAAGATAAAATTATTTTCTGTGTAGCATATCCGCAAGATGCTGTAACGGTAGCTCAAAACATTAATTTATTAACAGCAGCAGAATTATCTAATTTTAAATTTGGTGATAATCTCCCATATGCTAGAGCAGCACTTTTGTGGGCAAAAAATAATTTAAACGGTTTTATGTCGTCCAATGGTATAACAAAAACTATTAATAAAGTTTTTATGTTTGGGCATTCTCAAGGTGGATCTTTAGTTCACAAATTGAATACTTTAGAACAAACTAATGGTGCGGTAGCAAATGCTCCTGGTCCTATTCGTCTAGATCTTACTTGCTCTGCGGTAGAAGCAGTTTATAGTGTAAATATATCTTGTAATAAATTGTTTACTGCTTATGGCACCGCAAATGCAACACCCCTTACGTCCAATCAATATTATCAGAGATCTATGCAACCTTATGTTACTGGGCATCTAGCTCCAATAACATATTTGCAAGCATTAGATGATCCTACTGGTGTTATTCCTGGCAATCCAAATTCTGGGCAACCTTATTATATGACACAACTTACTGCTGCTATGACTGCAAATGCTCAACCATATACTTATATAAGTTTAAATAATAATGGATCGGCAGCGGATAATCACGCAGCATTTGTCACTAATAATACTTTTAAACAAGCTATTAAAACTGTAGTCGAATCTACAGATAATAGTAGTGTTTGGAATAATGTTGGTAATTTAGTAATTGGTCAATCCACTTCAACTTATGTTACTCCACCGCTTAAAAGAACTATTGATAATGGTGCTTACTACAGAGCAGAAATTAGTGCTGCAAACGCAAATAATCTTCCATACTATTCTCCAAATTCAACTGGCGCAATATTAAATGTTTTTAATTGGTTGTATATTTCTTCTCAACCAGCACAATCCGTGGTTTTCGTAAACCAAGTTGCTTCTTTTGCAGTAGCTGCCATTGCAAGTACATCTACTTTAACCATTTCTTATCAATGGCAATATAAAACTCCTTCCTCAGCGACATGGATTAATTTAACAAATAATGCACAAATAAATGGCGCAACAACTAATTTATTAATTATTAGTAATGTAACATTATCAATGAATAATTTTGAATTTCGATGTGTTGTGAATACAACGGATACTTTATCTTCTGTTACTAGTTCATCTGCTATTCTGAAGGTATCAATAGATTCTTTTACATCTATTAGCAGTTTAAATGATCAATATTTGCTTGAGTTTCAAAGTTTAACATGGACAGTAATTGCTCAATCTGCAAGTTTAGGTGCTATAACTTATCAATGGGAAAAAAGTAACAATTACAATGCCAGTAATCCAAGTGCTGCTACATGGAATAATATCGCTGGTGCTACTAGTGCTACTTATACAAAAGGATCTATATCTGCATCTGATGCTGGACACTATCGTTGTAAATTAACAAGTGCAGGCGGCACAATAAGATATACTAACGTTGCTAGATTGTATGTAACTTCTTTAAATTATAGTATCATTACTAACTTTCCCCCAACACTGAAAATATTAGAAGGGCAGCAACCAGCTTCAGGTATAGCTGGAGATTCTATTTCTTTCCCATATAATTTTAGCATTGTTGCTAATCCAACAATATCAACACCAACTACATATCAATGGCAATATAGCGTTGATTCTGGTGCTAACTGGATTAATTATGGACCATCTTCTGGTTATCTATCCTCAGATCCAGATGAGGCGTCTTTCATTCCCCAACCATTTAATAGATCGCAGAGTGGAATTCAAATTAGATGTAAAGTAATTTCAACGGATGGTAGTATCCCTGGCATTTTTTATAGTGCTGTATGCATAGTTACTGTTGACAGAAGATTTTATTATAATGCTGGTCCAGCAACTTTAGTGGAAAAAGCTGGTAATGAAATACGTTTAAATTTAAATAACTATCAAACTGGTGGTGCTCCTTCATTTCAGTGGCAAAGAAATACTGGCAGTTCATGGTCTGATATAGTTTCTTTATCAGGATATAGTGGAGAAACAAGTAACGAATTAGTCATTACTCCAGCTGCAGTCACTACATCTATTAATGGTCATAAATTTAGATGCATTATTACATTAAGTAATCAAGATTCACATGAGTATTTTAGAAGTGGTTTACAAAAAATTGTTATTTCGCCAGCTGGGAATCCTACTCCAACTGCAGAAATTGCATTTTCAATCCAATCTGCTGATTTAAAAAAAGCACAATATTCGGAGTTAGCATCAAGAACTGGGGCAGCAATAGGGACAGTAGTTTGTATACCAAAACCAGATGGGTATACTGAAGGGAAAACTGGTGATGATACAACTTCGTGGTTAAAGCAAGCAACAGGAACTTCGCAAGGAATGTATGATACTAGATTTCCTGGATTCGTTCCTTTGGGGTATCATTCTGCAACATCAACTCGCCCCGCTACTGGTGCTCAGTTATTAAATGCTTCACATTGCCCAGATTTAGCAAGAATAATGGGAAATGTTTTTGGAGGCAATATTGTAGCAACTTATATTACTAGTGGATATTTACCGCCAATTACTAATACTTTACCTAATCCTGTTTCTGGTAATTTTGGTATACCAAATAATGCTGGTAAAAAATTGATGGGCACTGGGAGTGTTAATAATAATTCATCTTCAGCTAGTGTAGTGCCTAGGTATGATCCTCTGGGCTCTGCTGGCGGCGCTATTAATATTGTTGGATCGACGGGCGGACAATATAATTATGAAAAATTAGATCAATTACCTCCTCCAACTCAAGGGGGACCATCAGGCGGTTTAGCTGGTATTAATTCACTTACTCCTGCTACTTTTACTTTAGGGACATTTACCACAACGGGTTGGGGAGATGATACTATTACCGAAGTTCCTACAACATATACAGAAACCGTAAACTATACTATGGGAACGTTAGCAAATGCCGTTTTATCTAGTGCTACATTACATAGTCACTCTATGACATCTTTTAGTTACGTGAGTACTACCAATGAAGCTTGGTTCACTACCGTAGGCAGCCTTGGAGGCACTTCATCTTGTAAAACAGTTGCAGGAGAAGATGGTGAATTTTTGCCAGGACCAGCACTGAATTCTGGAGGTAATGCTGGTTATGATGTATCAAATACTAATTTTTCGCATAGGCATGGTATTTCTGATCCAAACTCTGACACTGTAGGTGCTGAAGGCGCTGGGCACGGGGACGGCACTGGTGGCGCTGGAAATGAGTCTCTTTCTAGTAGTTTTAATCAACTTGACAGTTCTTCTACAGTTTCTTCAGGAGAAGCAAAATTAACAACACAATCTAATGCTATATGGAATAGTAATCTTAAATTTACATTACAAAATAGTGATTTAATTCCTATCAATCAAAAACACTTTAGATTAAAATACATGATAAAAGCTTGGTGATAAATATTCTTATAAGACTATAAAAAACGATGAATACTCAAACATCTCAAAAGCGATTGCTATCATTTTATGATTCTCCTGATTTTGGAAATTCTCAATTTAAACAGCAATATATCATATATAGATCAGAAAAAATTGATCTGAGCAAAGATGATACAAAAGAATTGCTAAGTAAAATGCCAGAGTTTTGGCATACTGATAAAGATAGACTAATTCATTTTGTTATTAATGAAGATGGCACTTATTTTGTAGAAAGAGAAAAAGAAATTTTTAATTTTGCCACAGGAGAAACAGAAAAAAAAGCATATTTTTTTGATGGCGCCACTTTAGATAGTGCTAAAGAAGTATCTCAAATTATTTTAAATACTTTTTCTGAATTAAAAATCAAAAAATATCAAGATATTAAGGAAGAAATTAAACGAGATGTACATGATTTATCTTTTCTTAAGTCGTATTTGTTAACTGCTAGAGATAATTTTTTAAGGCAAACCGATTATTTATTTTTATCTGATTATCCAATACAAGAGGAGAAAAAAAATGCTTGGGTTACATATAGACAAGAGTTGAGAGATTTACCAACTCAACAAGCATGGGTTGATCAAGATTACATGAATGTTATATTGCCTGTAGCGCCAGAAACTAAACATCAATTAGGTTTAATACAAAGTGTGTTGACCTCTTATGATATAAATTTTGCCGCTTGTGGTGTAGCAAACATCGAAGTTTTTATTAAGAATTTTCCAAAATTTATTACTCAAATGTCTATTATTAATGGACTTGCAAAATTAGGATATCCAACTTTAAATCAAATCATTAACCCAGAATTAGCAGAATTTAATATTACACAAGAACCGAAGGATATTTTAGAAATTAATATTAGTGATAATTTTGACATTTACATGGAGTGGTTTACTGAATTTGCTAAAATTGAGCAGCAAGTTGATGAAGAATTGCAAAAAATTGATACTACATTAACAGTTAATGATATAATGGAAATGGTAAAACAATCTATGATTGTGCAAGAAGAGGTAGACGATTTACTTAATGATATTACCATGGGAGGTCAGGAATGAAAGATTTAAGACTTGGTGATATAATGACAGAGTTAGATTTGATTGAGCAACATGCAAATCTTTCTGGAAAAATCGTTGTTCATTTACGAGCAGATGGTCCTAAAAATCATCCAGACAAAGCAGCAGAAGTGTGGGAGTTTTATGATGGGAAAATGGATGATAATTTAAGACATGCTCTCATGCAATATGGTGAAGTTTATTGTTACTTTGAAACCGTTGAATATGCAATAAATTGTGTTGAAGATTGGTTTCCTAGAAGTTGGTGGTTAGAAAATCAAGAATATCCATTAAATGAAGAGTATTACATTTATGCATATGGAATGGGACCAAATAATCAAGCAGTATTACATAATTGACATATGAACAAATCTAGTTATTCTGCATCCGAGTTAACTCGGATAATGAAAATTTTTGATGACAATGAAGTAAAATTAGAATTTCAAAATTTTGATAATTTATATGATTGTTTTGATAAAGTAATGCCAATAACTATAGAGGCATATTTTCGGAATTACAGAAAAAAAAATTATCACTCTATATTTTTTGAGCATGATATTCAAAGTAAACAACTTACAAATTATATAAAAGTCTATACTTATTTTGATCTATGTTTTTTTGATCAAAATTTAATAAATTTCGTTAAAGCACTTACAGAAGCTCTTATATTAGATGGAGTGACAGAAGGCATGGCCAACGACCCTGCTAATTGTAGCGGGATTAGGCAGTTAAATGATGATTTTGGATTATGTTATGATTTAAATAATATTTTTTTGGGGTATTATTTTTGTTGTGTATTCGATGTAAAAAAAATTACTGATAAACAAGTCGAAATACTTTATTACAACTTGGGATTTGTTGAAATGCCAATTCACAAAAAAATGCGAGAAATTTCAACCAAATTTCTGTTGTATTGTGTAGCATATTCACCTTCAAAACATCTGGGTAAAATGCAATATTGTGTTAATACAGATTTATTTTACAATAATGAAATTAAACGTATTTTTTTAAAATATAGTAATTTTTACACAATATTGGATACTATTTTAGAATCTGAAATGGATGAAATAAATATTCAATTTGATGCGAATAATGCAAATTATATTGCTTTAGAAGTATTTCCTGATATAACAAAAATTGATAAGTTTTTAAATGAGTTAGTAGAATTACGCTTATTATCTGTAGATGAGAAAGAATACATTATTAATAATAAAAAAACAAAGTCTGAATTAGTTACAACATATGTTGTAAAATTTAGATGGGATAATTTAGATAGTTATACAGTTAAATGGTATAATAAGCATTCCTTATCTAAAAAAACTTGACAACGCTGGGTAAATGCTATATAATCTTAGAAACGCAACCGACCGATGACCACGCCAAACTGGCAGCACCATTCTAAGAAAGAAGCAAAACGCACCCTGAAACCTCAGGCAGTGCGTCAAGCAAAAGCACGTCTGCAATCACTTAAGCGCCACTTAGAGGTTATTAAATGACGCATTACGATAAATTAATTGACACGCTCATCATGCATCTCTATGATGCATGGGAGCACAAATATTGGGATGAGCAGCTAGCAAAAAGAAAAGCACATGAGATTCTAACAACTGTAGAAGCATTTCAACAAAACCGTGTCTTATTAACTACAGACACATCTGTATATACACAATGGAGGGCATCTGACTGATGGCATTAGCACAACAAGTAACAGATTCATTAGATGAAGCAACATCAGCACTGCGTAACGCACTAGCATTTGCAGCACGACAAGAACGACCAGTGGTTTGCAATAGCATTTCTGAGATTATGTGTCGTATTGACCATCTTAAATCATTTGATGGTATTTTAGATACATTAGATAAAATGCAAAACGACATTAGTAAAAATAAAGAATGAAGCAGTATGACTAATGAAAATATTACTGTTAACATGGATGGTGGTGTCGGTGGATCATGGAAGGTACACAAAATGAGTCGATTTGAAAAGAATCCAGACGAAATTGTGCTGGAAGATGTTAAGATGTTTCACTATGAAACAATGGAAGAAGGTCGTCACGTATGGATTGGCATCTATCAAAATGATGGGTCAATCTACCACATGAATATTGGTGGCGACAATCTCAAAGTATACTTTAGTAATGAATCCTGTGACACATGACACACGAAGAAATGCTTGAAGTTGCCGCACAACGAGAAGCAGAAAACAAAGCATTGGAAGCACTTGACAAACTTTATAAGGAGAATGATGAAGGTATGAAAAAACTTTCTGAAACTGAATCAAGAGGCACCAGAATGACCTACAAACTTGACGAAAACGCCAAAGCATTCTCCTATACTAAAGAAGAGTTGTTTGATTGTATCACTCGCATTGTGGCACATCCACACACAGCAATCACTCAGCATGACAAAGCTCGTGCTATGGCAGTATTTCTAACCTTTGCTGATTATCTTGGTAACTATACCGAGAGTGACAACAATCACGGTCATGTCATCTACGAATCAGATTCTACTGATTTTGAAGGATATGTGCTGATGTTGCTTGGTAAGAATAAACCAATGGATTTCTATCACACTGATGCTGACAAGATTCTCAATGGTAAAGACAAATGAGCTTTGAGGATAAACAAGCACTCTACGAGTTTCTGCGTGGTGCAGCAGTTGTTGGTGGTATCGTGGCACTATTCCTACTAATAATAGTTGCTATTGGTGTCACAGGAGAAAAAGAAACCCCAAAGACCAACTTCAAGGTCATTGACCAGTATAAAGGTTGCGATGTTGTACAATGGCATTATAATATGCTTTCTGAATACAAATACTTTCTGCATTGCCCAAAATGAAACTCTTTGATTACGAAACCTACGAGGATTATGGGAAGGAATGGTTTCTTCAAATCCTCAAATTCAGAAAATTTGCTCTACTTGACCTCACATTACAGTGGGATGAACTTCCTTCAACTGATTTCTTTCCGTTTTTAGTTGTGAGTATTGGTCCTCATCATCTGTTTGGATTTACATTTAGGTGGAAAGCATTTGAGATAAGTTGTGATATAATTGATGGAGCACCAAGAAATTTTGAATGGTATCGCACAGGAGATAGACATGAATCCATTGATTGAAAAATACGAAGAGATTTACGGTGACAAAAAAGAAGATACATTGATAATGGGAAGTGGTGGGCAAGATACTATACATTTCAGCCCTCCTTTCCCCAGTGCAAACTCTCCTGATATTTTTAGTTTGGGTGGCATTGACACTATTACTACGGCATTGCCACTTAAAAAACAATTTTCTATTCCACACACTACACTTCAAGAACAACAGTTTTGTAGAGTGATGGAAGATATGGAAAATGGCAAGGCAAAGGTTACATCTATCTCTGCTGAAATAGATTCATCATTTAATGGATTTGGTGGGCAGATTAAATATACTGTTGAGATCACAGGCACATATCCATAATACTTATCAGTCACCCCTTGACGCCAGCGTTGAGGGGTGCTATATTACATAGGTAATCAAACAAACCAACCGATGGACTTCGACACCTGCCTTTGGGATGAAATTCAAGATATGCCTGGAGAGATCTTTGATTTTGAGGATAATTTGCTCACCGCTTGGGAGAATACCAGTCGTTGTGATCGGCGTGATGTGATAGAAAAAACGTCCAACATGCTGACAATTTGAATCATGCGAAGAGTTACTGTAAAACCTAAATCTAGCAAGGCAAAGAATCGTCTTGCTAACTCTATGGATGGTAATCCTATCTGTATTGTTGAGCAAGACAAAGGAGATGGTATGCTGTTTCTTGCTAGTGAGAATCAGAAATACTTCTTCTGGGTCAATGTAAGTGAAGATTGCCACTGGGAAACTGAATGGGAGGTGCTATGACTAAAGCAGAAAAAGTAATACTAGCATTCTGGGACTCTCATCAACAAGAGAGATTATACTGGCATCGTGCTGGTGTTGCTGCTGCCTTGCGTGAGGCATCCAATCAAGTTCTCTCATATAGTCCAAGTGACACATTCACTGCCTGGAAACAGGAAATGCTACAAATCGCTGATGAAATTGAGGCATCATGAAACCTAAAATCCGTGTTATCTTAGAGCAAGCGATTGAAGAGGGTGTGCGTCGTGGGTATGCACGAGCACACAAACATGTAGAGAATCCTACTGAAGGTGCTATAATAGAGCACATTGAAGAGGCAGTGATGTCTTCAATCTACGAATATTTTACTTTTGATGAGGATGAATACCAATGACTCA